CAGATTTACAGTCTGGTTGCTTTCTCCATTGCATACTTGCCCAAGTTAAAGCCCAAGTTAAAGCCCAAGTTAAAGACTGGTTACTGAAGCGTGATAATTACTTCTCCCACCCTCGCTCTCCTCCTCACCAGCCTTAATCATCAGTTTTACACATGTGTACTGCCGACACATCATCTGATGCTCCATATATCTCAATTACAATCGTACCGTGAACTATATTAACTTCGTAATCAAACTTCCAGTATTCTAGATCTAATAATATCTCACCTAGATACTGTCTATGCTTGTGTAAATCAAGTTTAATTTTGTTTATCATACGTTACTCCTAAAATGGTGTATCCACTTTCCAAGCTACACTCTGCACTTCTCGTACATACGTGTCTCCATACTCCCATGATCCATAGGTATGTGGTGACTTAACTGCACAGAACCATCTAGCATATGGATTCTCTGCTTCTTTAGAAGGCTTTTGCCACTTCTTTAGTACTCGCCATTCCCATGTACCATTTCTAGACTTCCATATCTCATATGGATTATCTACTGGCCTTGTCTTTCCCATCAAGTTTTTTTCCATTAGTTTTCCTATGTTAAAATTAACAAGAGTTTGTACCGCCTAATCCCACCCAACTCATCGCTTACCAAATTAATGGCGTATATTGTTCCCCGACTAACCGAGCCTTATAGCTATCTCAGTCGTCTCCACCTACATACTATATTAGGGATGGAAGTCTGCACTCTCCCAATAGCTGTAGTTCTCCTTTATTAATATAAATTATATGTTGGTTGTACGTGTGTAACTTTTACACCTATACCAACCATAAAAGTTAAATCACCTGCTGATAAGGTCTTCTTACCTAATCGTGAGGCGTATTCCTTCCCTAATTTATTCATGGGATAGGTTCTTTTCATACCATACTCTATACGCTCTTGTATGGTAATCTCATGTGTATCATACATAAGCTATCCTTTTATTCTTCTACGGTTTCATTAACCTCTTCTAGACGAGATTCTAGGTCTTCTCTAGCATCGTCTAAATTGTTAAAGTACCTTTCTAAAGCCTCTTCAATCATATCTCTAGTAGGCATACTTATTCTCCTTTATGATTTTCATCCGATGCGCCACGATCACTATCGGGTTCAAAATACCTATGATGCCAAGGATATTGATAGTCCTCATCATCTCCGTGAAAGGTTGATCTCTTATCCTTTTGAGAATTATACACTGGTTTCTGATAAAAATCCATATATCTGTTATTATTGATAAAGTTAATAAACTCCCCTTATAGTTGTATGAGCGAGGGTTTACATATATAAAAGTAAGTAGAGTGAACCTTCCATTCGGAAGATGAGGATTCTAGTCATAATTCAAACTAGACTGATAACTCCAAACTGGGTGCACTCTCTCCTAGATCATTACTTCACTAGCGAACAGTTTGACACTCTACTTGTATTTATTATCTCCATATACTTTCATGTACAGCGGAGACATCGAAAGGTGTAGGAAAGTGTTTAGGATAGTCTACTGATCTATCAGTACACCATACATTCCATAGAAACTTACATCCACCTACATCTTTACATAATTTAATATATTCTATTGCCTTCCTACGTTTCACAGCATCCGAGTTACCAGATGTTTGAAACTGTGAAGGTGTACCTACAGATGCATCAACATCTGGTAAAAACTTACGGATATTATGAACATCCATACACCCGACCTTTCCTGCTACCAGTTGACAGGTAAAACCTGCTTTTGGTAGTCCTAGACCCGGAACTTCAAGGAAAAGAAGAAGCATGTCAAGTTCCATATCCTTTTTGTTGGAACGTATAATCTGCATCATACGATCAAACAAGTCTTGTCTATTTTTTCTTACATAGTTTAGACCTGTTATCTTATTTCCCCAAATCCAAGAAGAGTTTAAGCCACGTTTACGAAACTCACGCATATTACGAGGTAACATACTCGTCTGTACTCTGATAGTCGAGAATACAAAGGCTATCACTAATTCTAAGTTTTTAGGACTCGTCTGTGCAAATCTACGAACCATCGGATTATGATGATTGTACATTTGATTCCTTCCTTACGAGTTAAAGTAGCGTGAACATTGCTATTAGGCACTTTGCTCTACGAATCGTACACTAGAAAATAGTATATCTAGTTTTCAAAATGTGGCTATTACGCTCTCCAAGATGATACACGCTACTAAATTTACAAATTCTCACAGTTGAGTAGTAGACTAATTAGATTAAAATTAGATTAAGATACTGGTATAATATGACCAAACATATCTGTTGTATATTCTACTTTCTTTGTGCGTGGACTGTGATACACATCAAAGTGAGTTGCCTCTGCTTTGATATTGTGTTGTGGATGGTGATCACGACCACCAGCCCAATTTCTCCAACGTACACGTATATCACTACGAGTACACTTAAATCTTGCTACTGCAAGTTTACGAGCAAATTCTAAATTCTCTTCGGAGTATGGAATATAACGTGCCATACTTACAAAAGGTTTAGAATCTTGAGTAGTTGATAAAACATCAAATGGTGTTTCCATAGCTATCCTTCCTATGTCCACTACTCAAATGTGAGAACTTGTTTTTTAAACTGTACCTATTATGAACCACGCAGATTAAAATATCACGCTATTTTTTACGTCTTAGTCTAAAAAACTTACGTTTTAACATTACATTCCAAAAACCTGATATTTGAGGACTAATTCCCTCTGGAAATACAGGAAATTGTACTACTTTTAGTTCACTTTCATGTTTAACATTTAATTGTATCAACTGCTCAAAAGTTAAAGTTGATCGTTTAAAATCTACTGGAACATTGATAAATTTAATTCGTTTTGCCATGTTACCTCTCAGAGTTAGCATGATTCATAAAAGGTACAGTTTAATTGAATGCTATTAGTAGAGAGTAGATAAGATATATTATTGTAAATAACTTTGTGATATATTCTTACCTCTGTCACGTGCTTCCTGACATACTTCTACAAGCTCATCAAATGTTATCAAGGAAGGTAAAAAAAGATATGCATTTACTGCTTCCTGTACTCGTTTTGGTGCTTCCGGCTCATTAGGAAACTGATTTTTTCCTACGGAAACTGTGAAGTTACCAAAATTATAAATACTAAAATCTCTGTATTTATAGACCAACGAATCAATTTTAGAATAAGCCATAATTCCTCTATTAGTTAAATGTTAAACCTACTCTCAACTAATAGCATTCAAGATACTCCAGATTCAATTTTCTAAGAGCTACTGTATTACAGATCAAGTAGAATTAGTAAATGATTTGTAATTTGTCTTCAATTATACACGTATTAATAAACATATCAAGTTAAAAATCATTCAATTTAGATTTTAAGCTAATTCATAAAAAATATTGAACTAATCAAAATGATTTTAAATTGTGCCGTTCTTACGAATGCTGTTATTCAATTTGGTTTGTCATTTCAACTGTGATCATTAGATCATATCTAATTCAATATATCAAGTAAAAAATTAAAATAATTAAAAATAATTTAAAAGGTCTTGCAATAGCTGCATCTAAGAGAGCAGCTGCTCAAAAAAAACTACAGATATAAGAGAAAAACACACACCAAAACACAATTAGCTTGTACCTGCTTACACAATGTGATACCCTCTCTTCCATTTACTGCTATCCTGCAAAAAATCTGAAAAATAACTTGTTACTTTTTTGAAAATGTGGTAAGAATTTGGCCTTTTTTAAAATATGGAATGGGGGAAACCCGTAGTTTCACGTATAATATACCCCTTCACATTTTTTTACTAAATATTCATCCAGACATTACTTGTCTCTTTATATTCATTACTCATAACACCTTGCACAAATCTTTCAAGCTCCTCATCCTTTAACTTATCTTTACGAACTTCCACTTCCATATCGGCATCAGTTGCCATTTGTTCGACCCAGTATCCCACTGCCATTTGGAGAGCATCCAATCTATCATCATGGATTAATGCACCTTTATCCTTTGTAATACGAGTCATCTGGTGAAAGAGCATATACTTAGCCTGACTTTCACTTGGATAATTTTGAACTGTCTGTATATCTTTTTCAATTACTTGTGGATCTACAACGAGTCGGTGTTGGTTCATAACAGGTTCAAGAGTATCTATTATTCTTTTTTCTTTTTGAATATTAGATCTAACCTCTTCCATAGTGACATCATATACTTTCCGTAGTATCGGTTTCCATAGTTCCATAAACATACCATCACCAAAGTTAGACTCTATCAGTACCAAGTTTACTTTATTTCTTCTGGCAATAACTGATAGAGTCTGTAGGTTATCCTGTTTATATCCTCCTTGTAATCCTCCACATTCTGTTAAATATAGAATACCATTTAGCATCTTTACTACTGCATATCCAGTTTCATCTTTACCTCTTCCACTTGGGTCAACGGATAGTATACTACCTGTATATTCTATCCATTCTCCTATTTTTGTCTGAGGAGAATAGTAACCATCACCGGGAAGACCCACATTTGGAAGATTTGTGAGTTTATGTTCTGGATCTCTTGACCACACAGGTTTTTCTGGAGCTTTATCTCCGTCCAGAGACATTACAATTAGATCATTTAGTTTTAAAGGATATTTATCTGCATCCGAAAGACTTGTATCTAGTTGGAACTGTAAATTAAATCCTGATCTACCATATGATAATTCTCTTTCTGTTAAGTCCTCATCATCAAATCTCAAAGGATCAGTAGGCTCACCCACTTTACCTTTCTTATTCCGTATAAAAGGTGCTAATCTATTTTCGTATCTTATAAGTTGTTCATTAGTAGGGTATCTACTAGGCCATATTTGTACTTTATAACCTCTTTCTGGAAGTGTTTCATACAATGACATCTCTGTTTGAGGAGTTCCAAGGTAAATAATTGACCCTTCTGGTTTCAATATAGCATCAAATTCTTTAACTGCTTCCGACAGTTTATCTCTCATTGATTGAGTCATGGAGTTATTAGGAACCTCCACATCGTCAGCCACGATAAGATCGGCCCTACTACCTGCTAATTGACCAGTTATACCTACACTTTTCACTGATGGGGAATGTGAAGCTAATGCAGGGCCAACATCGAAGGCTACCTTGGACTGTCTTTGACCTTCTCTTGATCTTAGATGTTGAAGAATAGGTATTTCGTGTATAAGTCGTTGTGTAAAGGTAGAAAAGTCATCAGATCTAACTTTTGATGCTGATACTACCAGAACTTTTAATTCTGGATCAATAAGTAGTGTATGACAGACGAATGCGGAAGTAATATAGCTTTTACCCACTCCACGAAATGCCTCTATTACTCCACGTTTAGGTTTATTCTGTAGAAATGTAGCTATATCATATTGAACTGGTGTAGGATCAGGTAAATTGAGGTGTTTCCAACAGATAAATAAGAAGTTTCTAAAATCTTTTAGTTTATTATCCATTTAGAAATAATATTTTAGTGAATATTCTCTTAACCACATTAAGATTGAGTTATCTTTAACTGATACAGTTCTTGGTTTAGCTAAAGGAGAGATAATAATTGATTCTTTCACACATGTTGGACAATATGTTTCCATTGTCTTAGAACTAAAGATTAGTTTACAACCTTCTACCCGTTTACAAACTTCTACATCGATAACCTCAGTAGCATATATAGTAATAGGTAGTATAAGTACTGAGATAGTAATTAATATTGATTTCACGGTTACCTTTTATATATGTTTAACCCTCCCCCCATAACTATAAGGGGAGTTAATTAGTCATATATAATAATATCAATACTTTAACTATTTAAGCTACTTTAATAGATTTAGCTCGTGAATACTGTGTATTTAGGTTCTCAGTTTTGTCAAATGTACCTTTATTTTTTACACCTTTTATTTGTTTTGGACCATAAATAATTACTTCATGATATGCCTCCATATTGAATTCCTCATTTGATGCTCCACTTTCTTTAACTTTAGTACTATCTGCATGATATTGAATTAAAGATGCTGAATAACCACCTTCTCTAGCAATCTCTGTAAAGTCTCCGGACTGTATAAAGGATGAGAACTCTTCCATATTTAATTCACCTCTTCTTATAGGGTGACGATGTTTCCATCTCCAAGTTTCTTCTGGAAACATAGGTTTTTGACCGGGTAATAACTGAGTAGGATCTACAGATTGAAGATTTAAGCTTCCATCTTCACCAACAATAGTTTGTTGAGTCAGTAAATCAGCAGCATTTGCTTGTGTCTCAATTACTTTTTGATGATATGAAGCTATTATGGCATCTGCTTCTTCTTTTGGAAGGTTTTTAGTTTCTCTCAGTATTATTCTTTGAGTTGCTGCTACTATATTTTCATAATCTTTAGTATCTCTAATATATCCTAACTCATATCCATAAACAGCTATATTTAAAGGGTTTTTAGGTGCTAAATACACAGCCACTATTTCAGGTTCATATAGTCCCCCAGTAGCATTTCTAATTTCTTGTATCTCAGTAGGACGTATTTCATTCCAATTCTCATCCTTACTATCTCTATATACTGCCGCATCAAGTGGATCAGAAGTAAAACTGGTTCCACTTCCAAAATAACCTACATCTCTAGGACCATAAGGTTTTCCTCGGTTTAACTTTTTCCATTCAGTGAAAGATGAACCTACCATAGTTGGAGTTCCATGAAAGAACTGTTGAGCTTGAGGCATAATCTCCCCATTTGCATATTTCATAGGTTTATTTTGAAGAACCATTAAATTACCTTCTCCCCAAACCT